GAACAACTCGCTGCGCTAGAGCAGATCACTGGTCTGGGCGCTTTCGGCCGGTATCCTCAACGTATGCCGCAACAAATGCGTGCTTACAATCCTAGTATCACTGACAGGATTAGCATGGCTGCGTCTGACGTTTTTGGTAATGATCCAGTTGGGCGCCGTCGCCAAGGCGTTGTGAGTTCAACGGTCGATAACCTGACTCCGTTGCCGGTGGCCGATATTTTGCGCGATGCCCAGGAACAATATGATCGCGGCGCATACGGTTCGGCTGCGGCAAACACGGCAATAGCTGCTATTGGTGTGACGCCAGTCGGCAAAGCCTCACGCCCAATGCGCTCGGTCCGGGGGTCACAGCGACAGAAGTTCCCTGGCATATTTAAAGAGCCAGAGCAGCTTGTACAAGAGGCTAACGCCATGGTCGCGCCGGAATCTGGTGCGATGCAGCGGTTGTTCGGAGTTGATCGACAAGACCTGTACGACATCGGATCAACCAGGGCGGGCAATCAACCAGTAGATTTACCTGGCATGCCGGCTAACCCGAAGGGCACAGCGCATGGCAAAAATGTCATGGAAAAGCGGAACGAGCGCCGATTGGTGAACGCTCTCGAGGCTAACAGAGGCACGCCGCTCGAGCAGGGCATGACCGGGTGGTATGTCATGGACCCGGTTTATCAACGGCTAGAGGAGTTGCTCGGGCCCGTCCAGGCTAAAATCGAGTACAACAATCTGAACACGCTGACCGGGTTGCAGAGCCCACAGAGCGATGTTCTCACTGAATTGAAGCGAGGCACAGCTGCTAATTTCTTAAATAAGCAGGGTCGCTTCGACGATTTTATGGCGTTTGGCGGCATGTCGGCCGCTGCACGACGGCAAATGGGCAGTGCTTACCCGGCGGACATGTTGGCAATACCTGGCCATACGGGGCACAAGACGAGCGCAGGCATACCTACTCGCAAATTCTTGGAGACAGGTTCAGCGCAACAAACGTCACCGAAAGTGCCGGCATATATCCAAGCATCCAGTGTGCCAGAGGTCGGCTTCCAAACGAGCTTCCCAGTGGGTGACGCACACTTCAGTCGCGGCATTGGTCTGACTGACGTGCGCCCAGAGAAGAAAACAGACATGTTCAGTTCGTGGTCAATGCCAGAGGCGGCTGAACTAGCGCCGTGGTTCCGTGAGCAGATTGCGCGTCAGGCAGGGTATGAGGCAGTACCTGCGCAAGCCAACCTATGGGGCTTGTTAGGACCGCAAACAGGCGTGGACACGCAGATAGGCGCTCCTAAGCTAGAGTTACTTAGTGACTTAATTATGGACACTAGCAAGCGGTTGAAGGTGAGTCCTGAAGACGCGAGGGATATGGTTCTGACAGGTCAGACGCATGCAGGGTTTGCAACGCCGGAAATGTTGGCAGCACTAAGTGCGGCAGGGCTAACTGGGGCTGCCTTAATGCGCGAGGATTAGTTTAAGTAACGCTCGCGCTCGGCAGGACTGAGAAGGTTAAGGCAGACGGGATCGTCGAAGGCATAAACTAGCTTCACTAGTTCGAACATTTCCTCCGGTGAATGCAGCGAGTCTAACGCCCATGTATACGTCTGACCCTCTGCAACGACAATTAGATGTGAATCGGTAGGCATCGCCTTCAACCTCGCAGGCCGGGAAGATTGGCATGCAGTTGCGCCAAAGCGCTGTGGACAGCTGTTGTGTCCCTGGCCATGTATGCCTCCAGGGCGCGTTTAGCATGCTCTTTGGCTCGGGCTCGAAGGTGGTCGTCAAACGGGTAATCAGCAATGGCCTGATACGCCTTGTTTATTTGGTCCTTAGCGTTTTCCATTATTGGTCTCCGGTATGCAGGGTGCGCAAGTTGGAATAAATGCCCTAGCCCGCTTGCGCAGCCGCTTGTTGTTACCTGTATTGGGATAAGTTTGAAAAGGCGAGTGTCGGATGCACTTGCTTCAGTTTCAGATAGCGGCCGTAGAACATTTTGCCACCCGCTACGATGTCGGGTTCGTTAGCATAGTGGCCCTCGTGGTAATCGATCTGCGCACGATTGTCCAGGTCGCTGCCGAAAGTCTCCAATACATCAACGTCAACGAGTGTTGAAGGTTTGACCTGCTCGCTTTTAAGAGCGTTTAGGAACTCGACATAACGCTGTCGCACATCGTCATTGAGGCCGTCCGCGCACTCAATAAATTTAACGAGTGCTCCGTAAGCATATTGGTTAACGGTAAAGCGAATACCAAATTTCACTTGTTGCATAATCAGTCTCCAGATAATTACTGAGCCGCTGTTACGCGGCTCTAAGTCGTGCTTGTCGAACGGTGTCCCATTCTTCCATTTTGTCTTTGTAATAATTAACGACATCTTTCTTGCTGAAATCCTTGCCAGATTCTTCCTCGATCAGACGACCCTTACTGGCATACCAAGGCTTACCGAATAACTCTGATGCCTCGGCGTCATATTGATGCTCGTAGACGCAAATAATTTTGCCGTCTGTCAAACTGTTCCAGAGGAAAATCCGATATTTAACGTCACCCGCGTGAGCGTCTGCATATTCTAATGTAGTGACTATTCGCTTGCTTAATGTGTCTTTTTTGTTTCTGACGTTAATCATCGTTTTGCTCCGTGTGTGTGTTTCTGTGTATACGGTAAGTATACAATGTATATATCGTCGTATACAACATATACTTTAGCGATGGATGCAGAAAAAAAGCGAAAAGAATTGGTAAGCCAACAGGCTGAGTTGTCGCGGGGTTGGGTGTCGTTTCCCCTGGACGCAAGGTGCAGCCGGTGTGGGTACGACTTCCTCGAGCACCCGAATCCACACGCCATCATTACTGGTTGCCCTAAATGCGGGCGCAGTTTCTGTGAGTAGAAGATGAAACCACGTAAAGGCAAGGCAAAGGTCAAGGTAACCGCGTCAGGCAAGAAGGTCTCATACGGCCAGGCAGGCAAGGCCAAAGACGGTGGACCTCGAGTTCGTCCGGGAACGGCTAAGGGCGACGCCTACTGCGCCAGGAGCGCCGGGCAGATGAAACGCAGCCCGAAGGCCGCAAAGAATCCGAACAGCCCGCTACGGCTGTCTCGCAAACGGTGGAAATGTAAGGGGACCAAGAGTGGCAGGTAAGAAAGGCTTGTACGCCAACATCCACGCGAAGAGGAAGCGCATCAAGGCCGGCAGCGGCGAGAAGATGCGCAAGCCCGGTAGCAAGGGCGCTCCTACAGCTAAACAGTTCAAGGCTGCGGCTAAGACCGCAAAGGGGAAGAAGAAGTGAAGGGTAAGCACGCAAAGGCCGGTATGCACAGCGGTAGGCGCTCTGGTATGCCGTATGGCAAGAAGGCGGCCAAGAAGACAGCAAAGAAGACTACGAAGCGCCGTTGAGCAAAGTAGAACGCCTCGTGCAGGTGTGGACGCCTTCCAGGGGTACGGATATCCGGGACATGCTTGCTCAAAGTTCCTGTCCGCGGTGTGCTTATCACCTGCAGATACTCGAGGAACTCACGGAGGAGGAGATCGCTTTCAACGCAACGTTGTACTGTCCACGCTGTGATGACAGATGGACGGTGGTGGGGCGGCTAACAGAAACCATTCATTAGCAAGGATCGCTATGGATATACGGTTAACGAACTTCGAAATACTGGATGCCGCTGCAGTTGGTGTCCAGAGACAAGTACAGAACATTCATCACGGTGCCAGGCAGAAGTATGGCGCCGGGAACAGTCAGAACTGGCAGATCGCTCTCGAGGGAGCGCTAGGCGAGAAAGCACTAGCCAAGTACCTGGGTATCTACTGGGCCGGTAAGGGTGGCATAGGTGACCCGGACGTCGGCGAGCATGATGTCAGGACCACAGCACATCCTGAAGGGCGGCTGATCGTTCACCCAGAGGATCACGACGACAGGTTCATCTGGTTGCTGACAGGTGTCTACGGGCAGTACACGGTCCGCGGTGGGATTCTAGGTAAGGACGCCAAGCAAGAGCGGTGGTGGTGTGATCCTACAGGGAAGGGCAGGTACGCATACTTCATTCCCCAAGAGCGGCTGACTCATATCTATCCAAAGGCTACAGGATACTGTGAGTGCGGCAACCTAGTAGAGATTCACCATGGAAGTAGTATTGATAGGCCTAGTCATTAGCATCGCAGTGATATGCAATTCCCAGTAGGCGGCAAGAGTTTATCCACCATTAGGAGTTAGAACCCTATGACAAGTTTGAAGACAGCGCTCGAAGCGGCAGAAGCAAAATCGATCAGAACGCAGCGTTACGCCGATCTTGAGTCTGAGATCGGCCGAGCAATAACTGCCTGTGCCGCTAATGCGGTAGACGATGACGGCAATACAGCTATGAAGCACTCTCAGTCTGTACTGAACCTAAGCAATGCTCTCAGTGTGCTTAAGAGGGATATATTCCAGTGACCTTGGGTATCGCTCTACTGCTTTGAGCGGCGCGGGTACACGGCGTGCGGGGGTGAGAGGGATATTTCTCTGTAACAGAGAGGCTCCTGGCCGCTAATGGGCGCGCGATGCTAGGCGCTCGAGGTGTCGGAATCAAGGCATTTCTGGGTTCCCGGACCACAAGATGTAGGGGTGCGGTGCACGGGTGTCGATTTTGCGTTTTCGCGCCCCAATAAAATCAACGACTTACGCGATATTTCCGGTAATTTATATTACCGGAAGTAACTTCTAAGCCCGGATTTAGCCCCCCCTCGATCCCAGGGCGCCCCCATACATAAAAATACACCCACACTGTAACTACCCATGCATCCAAAAATTTTGCGAGCAGCTTCTCTCTCACGAGACGCTTACTCGGACATGTCTGTGCCTGGCACGTTTGCTTATAAGTTTGAGAACCGCCTGACCAGTTCTACGTGGTTCTTTCTTGAGGAGCAGGATGTCAGTTGGATTATTCACCGGGGATCACAGCAGCCCCGTGATTTTGTTGTTGATGCATTGGCTTACCCTCCGATCAGGCATTTGGGTAACTGGGTCCACATGGGATTTGGTTTAGCGCATAAGTCTATTCAGAAAAATCTGAAAAAAATTTTGGAAAAGGTGCAGAAGAGTCGCAAGCCTTTAATTTGCACCGGGCACTCGTTAGGCGCGGTCCAGGCTGAGTACACCCATCTTCAGGCAACGATTATGGGCATCCCTTCAACGTTATTGGCGTTTGGAAAGCCACGGGGGTGGCTCAAGAAGGCTAAGAAGCGTTTCCCTGATAAGTCGGTTTGGTCTGTCTGTTCGGGCTCTGACATCGTCTGCCGCGTTCCCCGGCTCGGTTATGTCCCTGGTTGTACAGATCAGGGGTTTATCTTGTTGGCCAATGATGGCAACAACTATGTGAATCCTGACCCTGAGTTCGTAAAAGAGGATTTTTCGGTCAAGGACATGGTTTCGGATCATTCAATGGAGTTGTACTACGCGAGGGTCAAGGAGTTGGCATGAAGAGACTGATATTGCTGTTACCGCTTTTTCAAAGCTGCATGGTTGCTGATGCAGTCATAGATAACACCCAGATTTACTGCTCGGAGCCCTATAAACTGGCTCGGAGTGCTGCCAGGAGCGTGGTTACTCTGACTACTGGGATTGCTGTGATGGACACCTGTGACGCATTGGAGGCGCTAGATGGCGAAGCCACTGAAGAAGAGGGAGATTAGACGCAAGCAAACTGCCGCCATTTTGGGAGCGCCTGAGACCTACGATCACTTTTTTAAGGTTGTTGCTGCGGGAGAGCCTTCTTATCAGTTCTGTTCTCTGATGGAGATTTCCCTAAATGCCTTAATGGGCAGGATTAAGGCCGACCCGGAACTTCAGAGGCGCTACGACGATGCCTGTGAGGCTAGAGCCCTGTCTCACATCGATAAGATCGAGAAGATCATTAATGATGTTGA